TTAATCTTCACAACAGCAAGGATCGTCATCATCGTCATCATCATCATTGCAGCATAAAGCTTCCTGCGCGGAGATTGTTCCCAGGGTGTCACCAAGCTGTGAAAAAATGCAGCTCAGCAGTGCGATTTCCTCATCGGTCTTGTCTTTGGCAATACAACACGCCAAAGAGGATATGAACAAGACAAGTTCACAGGACTGCATAAAGACATCACCTCGGGATAGTATATGTAGCGAAACCCTGTGAGGAGAGAGAACATGCCTCAATCCATTAACTTATAAATATTAAATGGTTCAAAAAGAATCAGGTAATCGTCCTTTTGGAACCCCTTGCCGTACTTTGCCTGGTAGCAATGAATGGCTTCATATAAAAAATCTTCGGTTACATCTAAATATTCTGCAATCTCATAACCATTTCGGCATCCCGCATCCTTAGCCGCTACCAGTTTGTCTAAAGTAATCATCTTATTATAGGCCCAAAGTCTTGCAGTTCGTTCCTGCTTCTGATTGGAAACTTCAGACTGATCTGAAATATCTCCTACGGTGGTGTAATAATGTCCAAGTTCCTCTGCCAGGACGCAGGCCTTTTTGCAGTCCGGCATATTCTGCCGGATCAGGATTTTCTCCCCCATGATCCGGCCATCATTGGCCTTTAGCGGCCTTTCTTTAATCGTAATTCCAACTAATTCAGCTTCTTCAATCAATGCTTCATAATTCAAAATAAATCACCCCAGCGAGTTAATTTTATTCATCAAAAAATGCATCATCGTGTCTCTTCATGTCTTCGGTCACTTCTATGTCCGTTCTTTCATGAGAGGCCACGGGTAAAAGATAAGACTTGTCCTTAGGACTAATGGTTCTTATATTACTTGGCTCTTTGATGTATTCAGGTATGTGTACCATTTCCCTGACACGCTTTAACGCTTCTTTTTGACCCTTTTCATTCATGCGGTTGAAATTCTGTAACATCTCACCGGCATCGGTACCAAAACAGTTATTGACATAATCGAACGCAGAAGCAGTATCATTCTCCCAGCCCATTAAATAAGTGGGGGTGGTCTTTAATGCTTTTGCAATCGCTTCTATCTTTGACTGGGGAAGACCCCGGCCGTCGACCTCGATTTTATTAATGGAAGAGCGGGATTTGTAGCCTGCCTTTAACGCCAGTTCCTCCTGGGAAATGCCAAGCTCCTCGCGCCTCCGTTTAATGATCTGACCTATTTCCATAGGATCACCTCCATAATGATATTATACCACATTGTAGATAAAAGTTCAACAAATTTATGAAACACTGTTGACAAAAGTGAAACATAGGAGTATTATAACAATGTAGACGAAATGACTACAGCAAGGGAGGGCAGGTATGACGGATACGGTTCGGCTGAAAGAAGAAATCAAACGGTCCGGTCTGAAAAAAGGGTGGATAGCAGCGGAGCTGGGGTTATCCAGCTATGGTTTTCATCGAAAGATGAACAATGAAAGCCAATTTAAGGCCGGAGAAATTAAAAGCTTGTGCCAGCTTCTTAAGATTACGTCGTTGAAAAAGAAAGAGGAAATTTTTTTTACTGACGATGTAGACAATAAGACTACATAAAGTTAAGAAGATGGAGAACAAAAGGCCCGAATAACAAGTGGCAGCATGGCAAAGGAGGGCATACGTGTATAACGAAATTTTGGATGCAGTTATGAAAAAGCTTGGTGACTTATTCCCAGAAACAAAAGTCTCAGCAGACCCCTTGGGGGAGGGGGAGATCGGTCCTTATTTTGAGGTAAGGATCACCCAGGCAGAAGAAAAGCCGGTCAATGGAAATCGCTATTTACGAAACATCAGCATTTCCATCATGTATTACCCCAAAGAGTCCCGAGATGCTATCAGAGAAAGAAACAATGTGCTGGATGCATTAATGGACAACCTGGAATACATAACAACAACTGACGGTTCTTTAATCAGAGGAAGTATGAGAACAGCAAAAAATGAGGAAAGATACTTAAACTTCCTCACAGAGTATCAAATACATGTCTTAAAATCTGCCAAGGCAGAAGAATCCATGGAAGACATAGAACTAAATTGAAAGAGGTGCAGTTTTGGCAAAGAAAGAAGTAAAAGTAACAAATCAGACAGCCAGCGAACGTTATACCAAAAAACAGTTGGTCTGCTCCGAACGGTATTGCAATCAAAGTGATCTTTTATGCGCTCTGCTGGAAGATGGGAAGCTATACTCCCTGTCAGAAGCAGATGAGATTATGAATCGATTTATGAAAGGAAGGGTGAAAGTATGTTAGGTGGAGGAAATTTTACAGTTCAGAATAAGGTGTTTCCAGGTGCGTATATCAATTTCGTAAACAGCGTTTCAGCCAGAGCATCTTTAGGAAACAGAGGAGTAGCAGCGATTCCCATGATTCTTTCCTGGGGACCGGAAAAACAGGTATTTGAGGTGACCTCAGAAGAATTCCAGAAGAACGCAAAGGAGATCTTTGGTTTTTCCTCAGATGATGAAGCCATGCTTCCAATCAGAGAGCTTTTCAGAAATATGACTAAAGGTATCTTCTATCGTTTAAATGGCGGCGCCTATGGTTCCAATGACTATGGTACAGCTAAATATTCGGGAGAACGGGGCAACAGCCTTATGACTGTCATTGCAAAGAATGTAGATGACGGAAAGAAATTTGATGTGAAAACATTATTTGACGGCAGAGAGGTAGATTCCCAGACCGTATTAACCGCATCTGAATTAAAGGACAATTCCTATATCACCTTTAAAAAGGAAGCGTCTCTTGCCGAGACAGCCGGCAGTGCATTTGTTGGAGGCACCAATGGAAGCAATGTAACAGGGGAAGATTACGCAGCATTTCTTGAAACGATTGAAAGCACTTCCTTCCAGGTTCTTTGCTGCCCATCGACCGATGATAAAGTAAAAGCACTGTTTGCAGCATTTACAAAACGTCTGAGAGATGAAGCAGGTATTAAATTCCAGACTGTGTTACATCAATATGCAAAGGCGGATCATGAAGGAATCATTTCCGTGGAAAATGAAACAGAGGAATCTGCCTCTGGGCTTGTCTACTGGGTAACAGGTGCAGAAGCTGCCTGTGAAATCAACAAAACCAATGAGAACAGAATCTATGACGGTGAGTACAGCGTAAAGGTTCCTTATACACAGACTCAGCTTGCAGGTGGTATGAAGGAAGGTAAATTCCTTTTCCACAGAGTCGGAACGGATATCAGAGTTCTCACTGATGTGAATACCCTGGTTACCTATACTGCGGAAAAGGGAGAGGATTTCTCCAATAACCAGACCATCAGAATTCTGGACCAGATTGGAAATGACATTGCTTCCTTATTTAATACCCGCTATCTTGGAAAAATCTCCAATGATGCAGCAGGCAGGGTAAGTCTTTGGAATGATATTGTTACATACGGAAAACAGTTGGCGGTCTTACGGGCTATTGAGGCTCTTGATTCAGAAGCGATTACCGTGGAAAAGGGAGAAGGCAGACGTTCCGTTGTTGTTAATTTCCCGGTTCAGCCGGTTAACTGTATGAGCATTTTATATATGACAGTCGTTGTATCTTAAGAAGGGGGTAATGGATTATGAGCAATATTACAATGAACGCATGGGACGCAATCAGCGCAGCGAAAGCAGAATGTTTTATCACAATTGAAAATGAGCGTTACAATTTTATGCAGGCATTAAAGCTGGAGGCAAAAATTGAAAAGGTAAAATCCGAAATCCCGATTTTAGGACGAGCCATGAAAGGAAACAAAACGGTTGGAATGAAGGGGACTGGCTCCGCTACCTTCCATTATAACACCAGCATTTTCCGTGATATTTTGTACAAGTATCAGCAGTCTGGCAAGGATGTCTATTTTGATATCCAGGTGACCAATGAAGATCCGACCTCCAGCGTAGGCAGACAGACCATTATTTTAAAGGATTGTAACTTAAATGGTGGCCTTTTAACTAAATTTGACGCTACCGGCGAATACCTGGAAGACGAGTTTGAGTTCACCTTCGAAAGCTGGGAAATGCCAGAACGTTTTGGAAAAATCGCAGGAATGCAGTAAGAATAAAAGGAGAGTAAAGTTATGGGAGATTTAAGTTGTTTTTTAAGTCAGAATGCAGTAAAGGCAGATCGTGAAAAATATGTGGCATCCAAACGTTTCCTGGGAGCGGATAAAAAGCCGGTAGAATGGGAAATCAAGGCCATTACCTCTAAGGAAGATGAGGATTTAAGAAAAGAATGTACAAAAAGAGTTCCAGTATCCGGCAAAAAGGGCCAGTACACTCAGGAAACGGACTTTAACTTATATCTTGGAAAGCTGGCGTCAGAATGTACCGTTTATCCAAATTTAAATGATAAAGCATTACAGGATTCTTACCACGTCATGGGCGCTGATGCGCTGTTAAAGGCTATGCTGACAGCCGGGGAGTACGCTGGCTATCTGGAGAAGATCCAGCAGGTCAACGGCTTTGACAGCACCATGGAAGAGCAGGTAGAAGAAGCAAAAAACTAATTGAAGGAGGCGATATGGAGGCCAATGTAGCCTACTATTGCCTTCATAAAATCCACAAATGGCCTCACGAGTTTTTGAGTCTTGACCGGTATGAACGTGCTTTTGTCATTGCAGCGGTGCAGTTAAAGCTTGAGCATGATAAGAAAGAAGCGGATAAGGCAAAGGCAGGTAAATACAGGTAACAAGGAAGAACGTCTATGGGGACGTTCTTCCTATCATAATAGGAAAGGAGGAGATAGGTTTGGCTTCAGTGGAATATTCTCTTGCCATCTATGATGGAATGAGTACCGCTTTAAGTGTAATAGATGATTCAATTAAGAAGACGACAACGTCTCTTATGAATTTTCAGAGATTAAATACCTTGGCCGTTAATGTTTCATCTTTTGAAAACATGGGAAGAAAACTTGATATTATAGATGGCGAGTATAGAGAAATAACGGATACAGTGGCTGGTGTTGAACAAAAACAGAATGATTTAAATAAAGCTACAGATGAAAATGAGAAAAAAATAAAAAAACTTAAAGAAGTCTGGAAAAGCTTTATGGGTGGACTGGATAAAATGGGAATTGATCATAATCCGCTGGATATTTTATCTCGGGCAGATAGTATAAATACTTCTGGTAATATCATACAGGCACAAACGGGAATGAAGGGCCAGGATCTTGAACTTACGAAAGAAAGCACCAAAAGTCTATTTGCTGATAATATGAGCAAAAGTCCTCAGGAGGCAGCACAAAGTCTGTCAGCTGTAAATCAGTTAACGGGGCTGACAGGTGATGGCTTGGAATCAGTTACCCGGGCAGGTCTGCTTTTACAGGACACCTTTGGCTATGGTCTGACAGATAGTATTAAGTCAGCAGGAACACTACAGCAGCAATTTGGACTTCAGGGAGCGGAAGCATTTGATTTAATCATACAGGCGACCCAGGCAGGGCTCAATAAAAATGGGGATTTACTGGAAACCATAAATGCCAGCAGTGACAAATTTAAGTCTCTTGGAATTGGCGGGCAGGAAATGTTTAATATGCTGGTGAACGGGGCACAAAACGGCAATGTTTCCATCAGTTCATTAGGCAATGCAGTCAACGAGTTTTCAAAGAAGGCTGTCAGCGGAGGAAAAGATGCATCTGAGGGGTTTGCTGCTCTGGGACTTGATGCAGGAAGGATGACAGATGCATTCGGCAGTGGAGGAGAAGCTGCCAAACAGGCATTTTTGGAAACGGTAAATGCTCTAAATACCATGGATGATCCGGTAAGTAGAAATATTGCTGGAACTAAGTTGTTTGGTAACTCATGGGGAGAGTTGGGGCAGCAAGGTTTAGCAGCATTGTCTGAGTTAAATGGATCGGTAAGCACATCCTCACAACATTTAGAAGAATTAAATCAGCTAAAGTTCGGCAACGCCAGCAGTGCGATAACCTCACTTGCCAATACAATAAATACAGGCCTGGCTGGTCCAATGACTGGGGCAGTCATGTTTATAACTAATATAATCAATGATTTTACAACTGGTTTACAAGGTAAAGTGGACGAAATTAATGGAATATTTGGCATGTTGGGACTAGGAATCGGGATTGTGGGAGGTTTTATCTCTGATAATTGGGCCATTATAGCACCAATTATTTTTGGAATTATAGCAGCTCTAAATGCAAAAGCAGCCTGTGATTTAGCTTCGGCTGCAGCAACTATGGTTCTGACAGTAGCACAGAATGCTTTAAACGCAGCGTTTTGGACATCTCCCATTGGTCTTATAATTGCAGCAGTTATCATATTAATTGTAGTTTTTTATGCAGTTATTGGATTGATTAATAAATTAACGGGAACTTCATTAAGCGCAACTGGATTAATATGCGGTTTCTTTACCACATTGGGAGCAGTAGTTATGAACATTTTTACATTTATGAAAATATTTATTGAGGCAATCATTTCAGAACTTAAACAAATATTTTTCAAACTTGCTAATTTTATAGGAAATGTATTTACTAACCCTGTTGGCACTGCGGTTGAATTATTTTTTTCCATGACTGATACAATTCTTGGAGCACTTCAAAAAGTGGCAAAAGCAATTGACAAAATATTTGGTTCAAAATTTGAAAGTATGATAATAGTGCAGAAAGAGAATCTCTCTGCAATGAAGTCGGATATTGAGAAGCGTTTAGGGGACAAGAAATACGATGCTAATAAATTCTATAAAAATAATGAAGATGCAAGTTTTAAAGAATTATTAGAGCAGGCTAATTTTATAGACATAGAAGGAGCGGCAAAGAAAGGTTATAATTCGGGTGATAATTTATCAAAAGATCCCTTTAAGGGAATGAAAGGTTTTCTCAATGAGGGAAACAACCCATTGGACCCAAACAATTATGGTGGCAATTTAGGTGAGGATAATCAGCCTGATACATCAGCGCTACTAAACAACTTAAACAACAACGCAACTGGCGGAGCTTCCGGATTCCAGGATATTTCAAAAAATACCGGTGACACCGCAATGAACACAGCAGCAATGTCAAACTCCCTGGATTCCATGGATGAAGAATTAAAATACATGAGAGATGTGGCAGAGCAGGAAGTGATCAACCGATTTACCCTTGCGGATCTAAAACTGGATATTAACAATAATAACACAATCCGAAGCGTTGCAGATGCAGATATGGTCTCCAACATGTTAAAAGATTCAACATCCGAAGCACTGTTTGCCTTTGCGGAAGGAGTGATTGGATAATGGCTTATGAGGTATACATAGATGATATGCGGCTTCCATTACCACCAGAGAAAATCCCTGTAAAATACAGTGGCCAGAACAAAACAGCCAACTTAATAAATGGGGAAGAAATTAACCTCTTAAAGCCCTCCGGACTGGCAGAAATCAGTATTGATGTGACCATTCCCCAAATGGATTATCCATCAGCCGTATGGGACGGGAGCATTGAAAATGCAGAAGATTTTCTGGGCAAGCTGGAAGCCTTAAAAAAGGAAAGAAAACCTTTTGAATTTACTGTTGTACGAGAAGACTTCGGTGGAGACAGCCTGTTTGATACAAGCCTTGATGTGACTCTGGAAGACTATAAGGTGTCAGATGATGTCAGCCAGGGGCTTGATCTGCTTGTATCCATTTCCATGAAAGAATACAGGCACTACGGAACTCACATCATGAACTTTGTCCTGGTAGATAAGGAAGAAGCTGAGGCAGAACAAACAGAAGGCGAGCGTGAGGGAGAGGCACCCAAAGAAAAAAGCTATACCGTAGTAAAGGGCGATTGTCTTTGGTCCATTGCAAAAAAACAGCTTGGTAATGGCAGCAGATGGCCGGAAATTCATCAGCTGAACAAAGACAAAATAAAGAACCCGAATCTGATTTATCCAGGGCAGATTCTTACATTGCCATAGAAGGGAGGGGAACAGTGGAAGCTCATTTATATATTCAAAATGGCAAGACCGTTTACGAGCCGGTTGTCCAGGGAAGTATCACCTGGGAGACACAGCGCAGCGGTCAGCCGGGAAAATGTACGTTTACGCTGATCCCTGACAACATCCTGAACATTGAGGAGGGCAATGCCCTCCGACTGGATGTGGATGGGACTCCAGTCTTCTTTGGCTTTATATTTGAACGAAGCTGGAACAGTAACGGCCAGGTAAAGGTCACCGCCTATGATCAGCTGAGGTATTTAAAAAATAAGGACAGCTACAATTACATTGATTTAACAGCTGGCGACTTAATTAAAATGATAGCCGGAGATTATAACCTGAATGTTGGAGAGCTGGAAGATACCGGTGAGAAACTTACCAGAAATGAAAAAGATAAAACCTTATTTGACATCATTAAAAACAATCTGGATCTTACTATGATAAATAAGAAAAAGATATTTGTATTCTACGACAATGCAGGAAAGCTTGTATTAAAAGATGTGGAGAACATGAAGTTAAATGTGGTCATTGACAATAAAACCGCTCTTGACTATGACTATAAGATCAGCATTGACAGCAACACTTACAATCAGATCAAGCTCTACCGCGACGATAAGAATACCCAGAAACGAGAGATTTTTCTCACAAAGAGTACGGAAAACATTAATAAATGGGGCATTTTGCAAAAAGATGAATCCATTGATGAAGGGGCTGACGGCCAGTCCATTGCAGAGAATTATTTAAATTTATATAACCGTCCTTCCAGAAGTCTGTCTATCAAGGATGCCTTTGGAGATATCAGGGTACGTGCAGGCTGTATTCTTCCTGTTATTATGGATACCAATGACATTGAGCTTAAAAATTTTCTGCTGGTAGAAACAGTGACCCATAAGATTGATACGGGAACTCATACCATGGATTTAACGTTGAGAGGAGCTAATATTTATGGCTGATGTTGAGTGGATTGATAATATAAAAAGAATTGTAATTCAGGCGGTAGAAGCCGGAGATCCTTGCGATGTCATTCCCGGTACCGTAGTCAGTGAATCACCAATTGAAATACGAATCAGTGAGAAGATCGTTTTGTTCCCCTCCCAGATCCTCATCCCAGACCAATTAAAAGACCACAACAGGATAATGAATATTCCTGGGGTAGGAGAAGTTACGGTTTTAGTAAAAGGTGAAATAAAAACAGGGAAAAAGGTGCTTCTTCTTCAAAAACGGGGCGGACAGCAGTATGTAGTTATAGGCACTTGGTAAGAAAGGAGGAATTTGATGCTTCCCACGACAGGTGATATTTTACAGAAGAATTTAAAAATTGTACAGAAACCATCAAAAACATTTAAGCTGGATGTGGAAAATAAAAGAATTATCGATATGGTAGATGGCTTGGAAGCCGTAAAACAATCTGTATATTGTATCTTGTATACGGAGCGATTTGAATGGCTCATCTACAGCTGGAATTATGGTTCAGAATTAAAGGACCTATTTGGAAAGTCATCGGGGCTTGTTAAGGCTAAAATAAAAAAGAGAATACGGGAAGCCTTAATTCAAGATGACAGGATTTCTGATGTGGATTCCTTTTTCTTTGATATAAATGAGCGAAAGCTCCATGTAACATTTACCGTGCATACCCAATGGGGGGAAATTGAGGCAGAGAAAGAGGTGAGTATTTAATGTATGAAGACATGACTTATGAAGTCATTATAAAACGAATGCTGGACCGTGTTCCAAAAGGTCTCGATAAAAGAGAAGGATCACTTGTCTATACAGCACTTTCCGCTGCTGCTGCAGAAATGCAGGTTATGTACATAGAGTTTGATACGATTCTAAAAGAAACATTTGCACAGACTGCTTCCAGAGAAAACTTAATCCGCAGGGCAGCAGAACGGGGAATGGAGCCAAGACCTGCAACAAAAGCGGTGATAAAGGCAAAAGCAACACCCTCTGATGTTACTATTTTACCAGGTCAGCGTTTCCGGTTGGGCATTTATTATTATACCGTCACTAAAATTGTTGGAGATGGAGTGTTTCATTTAGAAAGTGAAACAGCAGGAGAGGCAGGTAATCGGCTTTCAGGCCGCCTGGTACCAATCGAGAGTATTTCAGGACTTACCTCTTTGGAAGTTACTGATCTGCTGATTCCGGGCGAAAATGAAGAGGATACAGACGATTTTCGTGCTATTTATATGAGTTCTTTTAGTGAAAAGACATTTAGTGGAAATCGAAAGGATTATCTAATCAAAACAAATGGAATTCCTGGAGTAGGAGCCACAAAGATTACAAGGGCATGGAATGGCCCTTCCACGGTTAAGCTGACCATTCTGGATTCTAATTATAATAAGGCATCAGACCTTCTTATTCAGACGGCACAGGAAACTATAGATCCTTCAGGCACCGGAAAGGGAGATGGACTTGCTCCAATCGACCACGTCGTCACAGTGGATACAGCAGAAGAAGTAAAAGTGCAGATAGCTTGTACTCTGGAATATGAAGAAGGTTATGAGGCAGAGACCCTGAAAGCTCTGATAAAAGATGCCGCGGAAGCCTACTTAAAAGAATTGAGGGCGTCCTGGGAAGGTCTTGGAGAACGAGGCTGTATTATAAGAATTTCTCAAATGGAAGCCAGGATTCTTGCGTTGGAGGGAATCTATGATATTAAAAATACTCTTATAAATGGAGCAGCAGAAAATCTGGAATTAAATCAATATCAGATTCCAGTGTACGGGGGTGCTGAAATTGATTCGAGAAGTTAATTTGCTGTCCTATATTCCTGATTTTCTAAAGGAATACGAAGAAATGAGAGTCATTCAGGAGGTCCTGCAGACGGAAATCCAGCACATGGAAAATGAAACAGAAGTGCTGTTTGACAATCAGTTTATCATGAGCTCCGATTTAGGGAACATACGCCGATATGAGCAAATGCTGCGTTTACAGGCATCCTCAAAGGATACGCTGGCAGACCGGAGATTTAAGGTCCTTTCCAAATGGAACCGGATCATCCCTTATACAAAAGTGACATTAAGGCAGAGGCTTGCTGTGTTATGTGGGGAAGACGGATATACGCTGGAGATTGATCCGGAAAAGAAGGTTATTGTAAGAGTTGCCTTAAAGAGCAAACGAAATTTAAACGAAGTGAAACGTATGCTGGAGGAATTTGTGCCTTGCAACATGGTAATCGATTTAGACCTTCTTTATAATCAGCATCATTTGCTCAGCGAATACACACACAAACAATTAGGAGCCTGGACTCACAGGCATATAAGAAATGAGGTGCTTATCAGTGGCAAAAAAAACCAACAATTATAAACTTCCTAAGCCGGAGGTTGATGATTTTTACGATATATCAGAGTATAACAAAACCATGGATATGTTAGATGATTCGCTGACGGAAATGGATCAAAAGAAGCTGAATAAGAATGGGGACGCTTCAGAGGCAGTCACTGAATTTGAAGAGGAGATTTTAAGGGACAATATTGAGTCTGGGGAGACATTGTCATCTACTTTTGGTAAGGTGAAGAAATGGTTTTCGGAGATGAAAGATGTGGCGTTTTCAGGCCATGCAAAAGATGTTGCGACAGATTCGGTGCATCGGTTTGTTAGTGATGCGGAGAAGAGTAGTTGGAATGGGAAGGTTGGGGCTTCTGGGGGAGATATTTCTGAAACTATGATTGGCTCATTAGAGTCTATTGCGACTGAGTTTCCAATTCCAAATCAGGGAGAGACATCTAATGTATTTTTGGGAAAAGTTAAAAAATTCATGCAAGATTTTAATAATTTTAAAACTGGAATTATTACTGTAGGAAAGCTAGCAAATAACGGAAATACAACGTTTGAAGGATATGCTTTAGATGCAAGGTATGGAAAAACATTATTTGATTTATATTCTAAATTAAATAGTGATTTAAGTTCTTTAACCACCCCTATTCCTCTAACAGATACGGCTAGTATTAATTTAGACAGCGGGTTATTTGTCGAAAACAAAATATACTTTCATACAATATCATCAGAAAGGCCAAAAAACACGAAGGGATTTCCGGCCGATGCTTACGGGTATGGCGCTTTGATTACCGGCAAACATAATTATGCTTGGCTTTCTTTTCAAATTTATATACCCCATAATAATGCCACTAATGCGGGGTGTCCTATATATTTCCGCACCTTTGCGGATACAGCTGCCAACAATTTACCAATATGGCGGTACATTGAAGCTAAGATGGTTCAAGCAAATACTTAACTGATTAGCTTGCAAGGTATGTAAGTTCCAAGGTGCAAGCTAATCCAGCAGGGGCACCGTTATCATTTTGACTGAAATAGTCCCAGAAGGTCTTACAAAATACTGAAATAGATATGTTGAACCGTTATAGGACGCGTATTTTTCACCGTTGAATTCATAAGATGATTTAAATTATGTAGGTAAATTAACCAAAGTATACTCGTTCCAATCATTTACTTGTTTTAATAAAACAAAATGACAATGAAAATAGACCTCCTATCCCTTACGTACAATTTTATTAACTGTCCAACTATCAAATCTGAAACGTGAGGAATCTGCAGAACTTAGAACACTAAGCAAGTTAATATTTAAATCACTATTATATTAAGCAAAACCAAAAGTTATCTTAAACACAAATATACTAATAATTTAGCAACAAAAATATTGAGGTAAATAATATGAAAAATATAATATGCACAACAACAGGCCTAACAGGCAGCATCATAGCATCACTATTCGGAGGGTGGGACACAGGTATCGCAACACTAATCCTTTTCATGGGCATCGATTTTTTCTCCGGCCTGGCAGTCGCCGGAATCTTCAAAAACAGCAGTAAAACAGAAACCGGCGCATTGGAATCAAGAGCCGGTTGGAAGGGACTTTGCAGAAAAAGCATGACTCTGCTCTTTGTCCTAATCGCCCACCGTCTCGACTTATCCATCGGGACAAACTACATAAGAGATACCGTAGTCATCGGTTTTATGGCAAACGAATTAATATCAATCGTGGAAAATGCTGGCCTCATGGGCTTACCCCTCCCAGCCGTATTATCCAAGGCCATTGATATCCTAAATCAGAAATCAGAACCATCAAAATAACATCGCTATTACCATCACCCTAGCCATCCCACCAAACAGCTCTTTCCAATTTTCTTCTTCATCTACACAAAATAACAAAGAAAAAGAGCCAGCCCACCCACCCATTTCCCACCCGGGACATTCTACCTTGCCCTTTCATATCATAAAATGTAATAGATATAGAAAGGACAAGGTGGAGGGTATGGTAAAAAGCGAAGCAACGATAGATATGTCGCGTCTGGAGCTCATAGGAATCCAGGAGAACCTAGAGGATGCCGATTACTCAGAAATCAAACGTTTCCGGGAATCCTTTGACCCGGATGATATGGGTTTTTCAGGCAGAAGGGAAGGAATCTAATATGGAAATTCATCAATTGTTAACACCATATAACTATTCAAACGGCGAGATCAGCCGTATTAAATATATCGTAATCCATTATGTAGGAGCCCTGGGCGGAGCAGAAGCCAACTGTAAATACTATGCCTCACAATATATCGGAGCAAGCGCCCATTATTTTGTAGGCTTTAGCGGTGAAGTCTGGCAGTCCGTAGAAGACAAAAACATTGCTTGGCATTGCGGTGCCAAAACCTACAAACACCCGGAATGCCGTAACAGCAACAGCTTGGGAATCGAGCTGTGTGTCAGAAACAAAGGCGTTCAGTCCGATACCAGCCGGGATTGGTATTTTGAAGATGCAACCGTAAGAGAAGCTCAAGCGCTTACTAAGATGCTGATGGAAAAATACGGCGTCCCAGAAGATCACATCATCCGCCATTATGACGTCACCGGAAAAATCTGCCCCAATCCTTATGTATACAATCACACAAAACATACCTGGCAGGACTTTAAAGAAAGTCTGGTAACAGCAGCTGAAATAAAGTCAGGCTGGGTAGAAGAAGAAAGCGGATGGAAATTCTATCTGGGAGATACTGGCAATCCTGTAAGAAACGACTGGTATAAAGACGGTGAGAAATGGTACTGGTTTGATGATGCAGGCTATATGGTAAAAGACACCTGGAAAACCGGTTCCGATGGAAAATGGTACTACCTGACCAGTGACGGCTCCATGGCAAAAGATCAGTGGGTCATCTGGAAAGATGAGCTATATCGTGCCACAGAAGACGGCAGTATGCTGGAAGGAACCATTTCCCTGAGTACCGATGACAAAGGTGCATTAAAAATGGTATAG